CTTATTAACGATAAAGGTCGCGGCACAACAACATCCGGCGCAAGACGCGAAGCGCCAAGTACTGTATTCGGTATTATTACTCCGGGACCATTAATTGATAGCAATGTGACCTCTGATAAGTTTAGAAGAAAAGGTGGCTCATCCTTTATTATGGATGACGGCGATGGTACAGAGTATGTTCAGCTTGTTACAAAGACAGGTGCCCAGATTAGACTAGATGAAACCAATGGTTTTGTTTACATGATTAATCGAGATGGTACAGCATGGGTTCAGATGGATCAAACTGGAAACATAGATATCTTTAGTGCTGCTACTATCTCCTTACGCGGCCAGAAAGATATCAATATTCGTGCAGACAGAAATGTAAATATTGAGGCGGGACAAAACGTCTTTATAAAGGCAGCGAAAGATACAATACAAGAAACTACTGTATTCACATATGATGTAAATAATGTACCGAAAACAAAGACTATCCCTGTCTGGAACTATAAAGGCGAGGGACTCGGTGACGGTGGCAATATTGTTATGCAGGCTCTTAATAACTGGCACAGCACTACACAAAATAATGCATTCTTAACTGTTGTTAATAATGATATGGACATTGATATCGGTAATGCATTTAGTCTTACAACAATTGCAGCAGGTCAAGATTATAATGCTAAATTAGGTATTAAGATGTCTACTCAAGCTTCTATAGATTTAGTGGCAACAAGTAATATCAGAGTAGGAGCAAATGGTAGCGTATCTGTTGTAGGTATGGGCGATGTCGTATTATGTACTAGTGCTAATATGAGTCTTAATGCATCAGGTAATATTATAGAAACTGCTGCAGGATCATTCTCGTTAGATGCATCATTTGTGGGAATTGGCACTAGCGTTGGTATTAATGGAAACTTAGATGTCACTGGCAATATAACAGGCGGCACCATAGTAGGAAATTTCCCGGGACTTCGCGGCGGCGATGGCGCCACAACTGGCGGCCCTGGTGCAGCACCATCACTAAGTTCACCTATTGCTGCACAACCTGCAATGACATCAGGTGTTGCTAAACAAGCCGAAATAAAACCACTTGTTGAGAAAATTAATATTCTTGCAACCTGGATTCCTACTGTAACATACCCTAAGTGGAAAAAAGATACGGCATACAATTCTGGCGATCTTATTACCAATAATGATATTATATACATATGCAATGCAGGTGGCCAACCACCATCGGCAACATTTCCTGCACAACAATGGACAATACTTATTCCAGAAGATAAGTTTAAGAGAAAGGCCGAGTCTTTAGAAACAACACTTTCTAGACTTCCTACATATGAACCGTGCCCAGAACATGAAAACTTTGGTTTTGGATCTATTAGCGGTTATACACCAAAACAGACAGAAGCATCTAAGACATATGAAGGTTCGGGTGGTGCAGGTGGCGGAGCAACATCGTCGCCGGCGACTAACACAACACCGGGTGCAAATAATAAAGATATTGCACCTGTACCAGCCGAAGATAGTGCAATATCCAAAGACTTTAACATGGCCGCTTATCAATGCGAACTAAAGATAAACGAAGGTGTAAAATACGTCTCTTATAAGGATACAAAGGGTTTGCCAACAGGCGGCATTGGTCACTTATTGCGTCAAAATGAAATATCACAATATCCTGTACCGACTACTATTTCCGAAGCACAAGTCAACACTTGGTTCCAGTCTGATGCGCCAAGTTCAATAGGTGGCGCACAACGATTATTAGGTATGGATTGTTGGAGTGGTTTATCTGATATTAGAAAACGTGCATGTGCAGACTTATGTTACAATATGGGTGAAGGTGGATTATCCAAATTCAAGAGCTTCTTAGCAGCAATGAAGGCAGGTAATTTCAATGAAGCTGGAGCACAATTAAAGAGTTCTGCTTGGTTTAACCAGGTAGGACAACGTGGTCCACGAATTATAACAATGATTGTACAAAACGTCGACAGCAACGGTTGCGATAAAAAGTGGCCGACATGATAAATATAGTATGAACTATATACAACATTATAATAATCTAATAGATCGAGCAAAATATAGAAATCTCGAAATATATAAAGAACAACATCATATATTACCGATATGCATAGGTGGGACGAATCATAAAGATAATCTTGTTTATCTTACACCCGAAGAACATCTTATTGCACACTTGTTATTGATTAAAATATATAATGATCCTAAGTTAATATATGCGGCTAAGTGGATGACAAATCGTGTAAAAAATAATAAAGAATATGGGTGGTTAAGAAAAAAACATTCGGAAATAATGTCGAATCGAATTATTTCTAATGAAACAAAACAAAAGATGTCTATAGCTCAGAAGAATAGACCAAAAGACGTACAAGACAGAATAACTTATGCCCAACAAAATAGATCTCCCGAAACAAGAAAGAATATGTCAGATGCACATATGGGACATATAGTATCAGATGAGACAAAAGAAAAAATTAGAAACGCAAATATAGGTAGACGACATACAGAAGAAACCAAACAGAAAATGTCTGCATCCCGATCGGGAGAAAAGAATCATAGTTTTGGAAAAAGTCCAACCCAAGAGACACGATTGAAAATGAAAGAATCGGCTAAAAATAGGCCACCACAGTCAGCAGAGACAAAAAGAAAGAAATCTGAAAAATTAAAAGGCAGAATTATGTCTACTGAAACAAAACAGAAGATGCGAGACGCTGCAAATAAACGATATCATAAGGAATAATATGGCCGGATGTAAAGCGCCCACTGTGATTGTTGGTGGAGTGACAATGTCAACAAGCGATGCCGAAAATGCCCAGGCATTATTAGAAGAACTCGGCGGCGATAACGGCGATCCAACATTCGACGAATACAATAGTAACATAGCCGGCGGCAATAATGCAAATGGTGCCAATGGTGTCCAGGTAGGTAATCCATCGACACAAACATCGTTGCCCGGGCCAAATACAACACCTCCATTTGCTTCCGATGACAAGGTTCCGCCATATATTCCAGGTAAACCAGTACCTCAAGGAGCATGGTCCGGCGATTATGACGAACCATTAAGTCCTAATTTTAAAGTCAGAGATTTTACTATCAATGCATTCTTCCCTAATCAACTTACTAATTTTACGGATATTACAGATCGATTTAATAATTTAAAGGCCCTGGCTGTGAATGTAGCAGAACCACTTTTGGCTAAATTTGGTAAGTTTAGAATAAATTCTTCTATAAGAAATCAGGAAACTTGTCCCGGCCCTAATCATAGTCAACACACGCAAGGTATGGCTATGGATATACAATTTCCGGGATGGAGTCTCGATAAGTATTGGGAAATGGCACCGTGGATAAGGGATAATTTACCGTATGATCAAATGATATACGAGTATAGTGATAAGTCAGGATCTGTATGGTATCACCTAAGTTATAATCAGGCCGGTAATCGAAAACCCGGTGATCCGTTGAAAGTTATGACAATGTGGCATAATAAATATGACCATGGCGGGCTAAAAAGGTACGCATAGACACCGAAATAAATACCTATATAATTTTCTTGATAAATAACAGAAAGAGAATTATATGGCATCAAATCAGCGTGGGTTAGTTCAGAAAAACATCATAACAAGGAAACCCTACTTTGTTGGATTCAACACGGTAAACCAGCCCTCACCTCCGTATTCGATGACTAATATTAATTTAGTCAAGAGAGATATCCTGAATCAATTTGCTACACCACTGGGAACTAGACTAATGTTGCCGGGATTTGGTACAAACATTTATAGCTATTTGTTTGATCCGTTTGATGATTATACTAAAAATGCAATTATTGAAGATGCCGTAAGAGTTGTACAAGACGAACCGCGAGTAGAACTTGTATCTATTGATGTCTTCCAAAGTGACCAAGCATTAACTATTGCTATGGTATTATTATTTGTACCAGAATCTATTACTGATAGTTTATTTGCTACATTCTCGCTAACCGATAAGGAATCGTTCTAATGTCTGAAAGTATTCGCCAGTCAAATCTTTTCGCCTCAGAAGATTATAAGAAAGTCTTTCAGGCATATCAATTTATTGATTATACAGCCTATGACTTCGACACACTAAAGCAGGCAATGATTAATTATATTCAGATCTATTATCCTGAAGATTTTAACGATTATGTTGAAAGTTCTGAATTTATTGCAATCATCGAACTTATTGCATACTTCGGAACAAGTTTAGCATTTAGAACTGACTTAAATAGTCGCGAAAACTTTATTGATACAGCCGAACGTAGAGAAAGTATTATCCGTTTAGCTCAGATGGTTAATTATGTTCCAAGTAGAAATATTGCCGCAGCTGGATTATTTAAGGTTGCGTCTGTGCAAACAAATCAGCCACTTACTGATGCAAACG